CTTTGGGTTACTGGGCATCTAACAGGTCGTTAGATGTGTTGGTCCCGCATCCGGAAGGAGAAAGGGTATGACTCCAAGTCAAACCAATGCATGCCAACGCCTCAGTGCCCTTGGCTTACGCCAAGAGCAAGTACACTCCATCCTTAACGAATGGGGACATTGGATCCGTAACAACGGAGCCCAATGGGCTGTACTTAGAGCTAAGGAGATCAAACAGATCTACCTACACTCTATGTGCGGCGAGCGATACCGTCCTAAACAGTGGATAACCACTGCAAAAGATGGTAGACCGAAAGGTCCGTTTGGATGCCTTTGGCAGGGTACGTCACACAGAGCTAGAGTTAAAGCACTCAATGCCCTGATGATATACTCCTCAGAGGTCTCACCCGTCGTAACACCGGAACAAAGGCGTAAGTTCAAGACCAGCGTGGATTCGCCAGTCCCTGCCCAAGAGGCCACACTAGGCTACCTCCAGAGTCTAACACCCGCGTTCGATGTTCCGAGAAAGCCAACAGATAGACCTAGGACAGTTGAGCTAGAGGATATGACCTACAGCCCGACCCGTCGTGCTCCCATAAAAGGGGGCAAAACGGTACCAGAGAGCGAACTTGCTCAATGGTGGTCTCAATCTGCGAACACAGATATCATACGTTCAGCCATACAAAAGCATCCGGGGCTCTTTGCCCCGAACACTCGCGTTATGGTCCGAAGTGTGACGTCTGGGGTACCTGATTTTAGCTCGTCTTCCGAGTTAATCGGTAAGATAAGCTTCATTCAGGAACCCGGTTACAAATTGAGAGCGGTTGCCAACCCTAATAGGATTGTGCAACTGGTCCTAGAACCCTTAGGCCGATCGTTATGGACTCTCCTTAGGAGTATTCCTGAGGATTGTACCTTTGACCAAGGCCGTGGGGTTGAAGTGGTAGCTGAGCAATTGCGCCAGGGTAAAGTCTGCCATTCGGTAGACCTATCTGATGCAACCAACCAGTTTCCGCTTAGCCTTCAGATGGCTCTTATGAGGTCGATGTATCCTAGTAACTGGACTCCCC